GAAGCAGGAATGATGTGATGAATAACACTAATCTAAAAACATGGATAGGGTATTATGAAGACATAGTTTCTAAAGATGAATGTGAGAGTCTTATCAGAGATGTGAAAAAAAGTGGACAACTAAAACCGTCAACCTACTCAAATCATACTGGTGAAATAAAACGTAGTGATAACAGAGTCATTATGGATGATATGTGGGTAAAGGATAAAAAGACATCCAGTATCATTAATGATTTTTTTGGTAAGGTGATTAGAAAATACTCAGATAAGTTTGAAAGATTCAGTTGTCAAAGACACTCTGGATTTAGAGTGAACAGGTATTCCTCTGGTGGGTTTATGTCAGAACACACAGATAACATACATCACTCACACGGACAACAGTATGGGTTTCCACAGGTAAGTGCGTTATTATTTTTAAATGATAACTACAAGGGTGGTGAATTTATAGTGGCTGGTAATAAGTATGAAACTAAAATGGGATCGGGTATAATCTTTCCATCTAACTTTATGTTTCCACATGAAGTGAAAAAAATAGTACACGGTGAACGGTGGAGTATAGTGACTTGGTTGATGTAAATGCATATAACAAAACTCAATGAAGTATATCTACAGATAGAAGTAGATGATGGTTTGTCAAGAGAACTTGCAGACTTCTTTACGTTTGATGTGCCTGGTGCAAAGTTTATGCCCACGTTTCGTAATCGTGTTTGGGATGGTAAGATACGTTTGTTCTCACAACAGACAGGTAAAATCTATGTGGGACTACTACCTTACATCAAAGAGTTCTGTGATAGAAATGACGTAGAATATACCTCTGAGAGTGACGTAGAAGACGATAGAGACATTGACTGCGTGATTGCAAAGGATTACATCACTTCTCTCAAACCGATGTCAAAAGGTAAACGACTGGAGATACGAGATTATCAGTCAGACGCATTTTGTCATGCAATACAGAAACACAGATGTCTGTTAGTCAGTCCAACTGCATCTGGTAAGTCACTTATCATTTACGCACTGGTGCGATACTATGCGATGTTACAAGACAAAAGGATATTAATACTTGTACCGACAACATCTTTAGTAGAACAAATGTTTTCTGACTTCATTGACTATGGTTGGAGTGAGGAACATTTACATCGTATCTATGCTGGTCATGATTTACAGTCGGACAAAACCGTATTCATATCCACATGGCAATCACTATACAAACTACCAAAAAAATATTTTAGTCAGTTTGGATGTGTCATAGGTGATGAGGCTCACATGTTCAAAGCAAAGTCACTCACAGGTATCATGACAAGACTTGACATGTGTAAATATAGATTTGGACTCACAGGAACATTAGACGGAACACAAACACACAGATTAGTCTTAGAGGGGTTGTTTGGTTCTGTAAATAAAGTAACAACAACAAAAAGGTTAATGGACAGTAACACACTCGCAACTCTTGATATAAAGTGTGTAGTGTTAAAACATTCAGATGAAGATTGTAAGAGCGTTAAAGAATTTACATACGCAGAAGAAATGGATTTTCTGGTTGGTCTATATAAACGAAATCAGTTTATTGTTCGGTTGTGTGATACTCTTAAAGGAAATACTCTTTGTCTCTTCAAGTTAGTAGAAAAACATGGAGTCGTATTACATTCTCTAATGAAAGATTTTGATAGAAAGGTATTTTTTGTTTATGGTGGAACTGATACGGACACAAGAGAAAAGATTCGTGCAATCACAGAAGAAGAACACAATGCAATCATTGTTGCATCATACGGTACGTTTAGCACTGGTATCAATATTAGGAATCTCCACAATGTCGTGTTCTCTAGTCCAAGTAAGTCAAGGATTAGAGTGTTACAAAGCATTGGACGAGGGTTGCGAACTTCTCAAAATAAGAATACCACTAGGCTCTACGACATCGCAGATGACCTCACCTACAATGGAAGACCTAATTATACGTTGTCCCATTTTCACAACCGAATAAATATCTATAACGAAGAACAGTTTAATTATGAAATAGATAGGGTAAAGATATGAACAAATATTCAGTTTTAAAATTATCAAACGGAGAAGATATTATTTGTCGCATTGTTGATTCATCAAAAGATAAACTCAAAGTTGAAGAGCCACTATTGATGGATGTGCAACAAATGACAGATAAAGAAGGAAGAATCAAAGAGACACTCGGTTTGATAAGATGGATAAAACCTTTTACAGAGGAGGAAGAATATTTCATTGAAAAAACTTCAATCGTCATCACTGTACCTGCGTCTGTTGGATTAAGTAAATTTTATGAAGAGGTTTTACAAAAATTAAGTAAACCAAGAATAAGAGTTAAAAAAGAAATAATAGAGGAATCATATGATGATGACTTGGATCAACTTAGTGATGATGAGTTAGTAGAACTTTTAGATGATGTCAGGATTAGAACTATACACTGACTTATCGTTACACACTTATTATAATGATTTAAACACACTTTGTCAAGGACTTATTATGGAAAATTTTATTTATGAAACGATGTTGGATGACTTGTCTGTTTGTGATGAACTGATTGATTATCACAAAAACAATACTGAACACAAACGTAGAGGTATAACAGCTGGTGGTGAAGAACTAAACAAACAAGGTAAGGTGTCCACTGATGTTCAAATCCAATACTCAAACAATACTGCGATTCAAAACTTTGTTGGTCAATTGACAAGAAACGGATTACATCCTTACGTTCAAAAATACGGACTACAACACTCACATAAGATGGGGTTGAAAGAACCGTTCAACATACAACACTACGCACCTAATGAGGGATTCTTCATGTGGCACTGTGAAAGACAAACCAGTCAATCACTTCAACGTGCGTTAGTGTGGATGACTTACTTGAATGATGTTGATGATGGTGGAGAGACAGAGTTTCACTGGCAACAACTCAAAGTCAAACCAGTAAAAGGTAAGATAGTCATGTGGCCTACTGACTTCACACACTTACATCGTGGTATTACATCACCAACACAACACAAGTATATTGCGACAGGATGGTTTAGTTTTTATGATGCGATAGATATGGAAAGAGAATATACCACTTTCATAAACAAATCAAAAGAGTTATCCCAAGCATATAAAATGATGACAGGTACTTGACATACACACACCATTGATGTAGAATGGTTGTAATTAAAAAAGGAAAAGGTATGTCAAAGAAAACTAATACACACTATGTAGATAATAAAAAGTTCTTAGAAGCTCTCAAAGAGTGGAGAGAGAAGTGTGAAGATGCAGAACAGGCAGGTGATGAAAAACCACTAATATCAAATTACATAGGTGAGTGTTTTCTCAAGATTGCAAATGGTTTGTCATACAAACCTAACTTTATCAACTACACATATCGTCAAGAGATGATCTCTGATGGTATAGAGAACTGTTTACAATACATACATAACTTCAATCCAGAGAAGTCAAAGAATCCATTTGCATACTTCACACAGATTATATACTATGCGTTTATTCGTAGAATACAAAAAGAAAAGAAACAAACACATGTTAAGAACAAACTTATAGAGAAACAGAACTACGATACATTTACAACGATGGAACATGATGACACTAAATACTCTGTGCAGGGATTTGACCCTACCGTTATGTTACCAGATGAAGATGTATACAAACCCAAGAAAAAAGAACAGTCAGATAAACCAGAAGGGTTGGAAAATTTTATGGGTTCTTCTGATTAGTTTTGTACCAAACAACTTTGCAGAGACAATCACGTTTTGTGATAGTAGAGATTGCATAGAGATAGAACAATCAATCGTTGATGATGCTTTAGATAAGTGTTATTACAAAGGTACAATGAGTATGATACTGGCTGGTTGGAAAATAGATAATGATTGGAAACAAGTAGTGAGAGATAAACTAAGTGGTAAGAAAAGTCTTAACTGTTTACCACGAATACCAAATATGATTTTGACTGGTGATGAAGTGAAATGGCAACTTGATTTTTTAGAAAACCAAAAGTGTGTGATATATAACCTAAAGGTTGATCCGATTAGGACAGGTGATATTGTATACAATAATTGCGTGAGGAAGTTTAGTGAAAGTCGCATTAATTACTGATACTCATTTCGGTGCAAGAAATGACAATATGAATTTTAATGAATACTTCTATCAGTTCTATGAAGGAGTATTCTTTCCATACCTACAACAACACAACATCAAACACTGTATACATTTAGGTGATGTGCTTGACAGACGTAAGTATATTTCGTATCGTATTGCAAAAGATTTTCGTGAGAGATTCATACAGCCGTTTATTCAAATGGAGATACAACTGCACATGTTGGTTGGTAATCATGACATCTATTTCAGAAACACAAATGATGTCAACTCACTTGATGAACTTATAAGACATAGGTATAACAACATACACGTTTATCCTGAAGCACAAGAAGTGGAGTTTGGTGGATTACCGATACTGTTGATGCCTTGGATTAATACACAAAACGAAATCTATGCGTTTGGTATGATGGACGAAACAAACGCAGACATAATGATGGGACACTTAGACATTGGTGGATTCGAGATGCACTTAGGACATATGTCAGAAGGTGTGCATCACAAAAAAGATTTTGCAAACTTTGATACAGTGATGAGTGGACACTTTCATCACAAGTCAGATGACGGTCAAATCTACTATCTTGGAACACCATATCAACTTACTTGGAGTGACTATAATGATCCAAAAGGTTTCCATGTGTTTGATACAGAGACAAGAGAGTTAGAGAGAGTAGTCAATCCGTATACAATATTCAGTAAGATACACTACGATGATACGCAAGAGGACTATGACAACCACGATGTAAAGAAGTATAAGAATCAGTATGTGAAACTAATCGTAGTCAACAAGAAAGACCTATACAAGTTTGACAAGTTCACTGATAGACTACTCAAGGCTGATTGTCATGAAGTAAAGATTGTAGAAAACTTTTCTGACCTTGATGCAAACACTGTGTCTGATGATATAATAAAAAACACAGAGGACACAATGACGCTATTAGGAAAATATATTGACGAACTGGAAGTAGACCTTGATAAGAAAAGACTCAGGGATACTGTTTCAAAACTATATCATGAGGCACAAGATTTGGAACTTTAGTAATTAAAACGATTGAAGGAGTATTATATTATGGATTCATTTTATAAGAACAAATATAGGTGGTTGGGATTTACCTTTGCAATCACATCCGTTTTGATTCTATCAAGTGCTGATGTAACGACACAGTGGATAGGTTGGACATTAAGTGTAATCGCATGTATAATGTGGGTATATTTTGGATATAAAGATAAGGATTGGCCAAGAGCATTGATGGAGTTTATGTATTTAATTTTAAGTATAAGGGCAGTTTATAACTGGTTATTAGTATGATAAATTTTAAAACTGTGAGATGGAAAAACTTTTTATCGACAGGTAATACGTTTACAGAGATACAACTGGATAGAAATCCCACCACACTTATCATAGGTGAGAATGGTGCAGGTAAATCTACGATTCTTGACGCACTATGTTTTGGTTTATTTGGTAAACCATTTCGCACTATCAGTAAAAATCAACTTGTAAACTCAGTCAATGATGGTTCGACTATGGTTGAGGTTGAGTTTAGTATTGCAAGTAGAAACTATAAAGTGATACGAGGTATCAAACCAAACAAGTTTGAAATACATCTGAACGGTGAGATGTTGAATCAAGAAGCCAACGTGCGTGACTATCAAAAGATACTAGAACAACAAATACTGAAACTCAACTATCGTTCCTTTACACAGGTGGTGATACTTGGTAGTTCTACCTTTGTTCCGTTCATGCAGTTGAAATCTGCACATCGTAGAGAAGTGGTTGAAGAGATACTTGACATACAAATATTTTCAATCATGAATCTATTACTGAAACAAAATATCAAATCATTACAAGATGAGATAAAAGAGATAGACTATAACTTCAATCTAATCACTGAGAAAATAAGTCTACAAGAGAATCACATTGATGATCTGAAAAAGAACAAAGATAAAATCATAGAACAGAAAACTAAATCAATCGAAACGAACACACTAGAGGTGCAGAACAAAATAGTAGAACAAAATAAAATTGTTGTTCAGAACAACGCACTGGCTGATAACATATCAGATGCGACTACAATGGAGACACAAAAAAATGAACTTCAAGGTATTCGTTCAACCATAAAAGAGAAACACAAGACACACAGTAAGACGATGAAGTTTTTTCAAAAGTATACTGAGTGTCCTACTTGTCAACAAGAGATAGACAAAGTATTTAAGAGTAAGATGATTGAAGATAAGAAACAATCTATTCAAGAGTTGGAAGATGGATTACAAAAACTCGATATCAAGTTTTCTAAGTTGACTGATAGACTTCACAAAATACATGAAACAAACGAACAGATTAGAAATAATCAGGTAAGACTTGCAGAGATTAATAGTTCGATAATCCAACTAGAAAAGTTTAATACCAAGTTACAAACTGAGATTGAGTCATTCAAGAAAGAGATCATAAATGATTCTGACATAGAAAAACTGGATACACTCAAGAATGATTGTGAGTCCATAGAGACACAGAGAAAGTCTTTGAAAGAAGAGAACGTATACACAGATGCAG